CTTTCTTCCTTGCAAGCTTGTGCCAATCGTAAGCTTTCTGATTTTTAAAATCATAACCGATGTTAATCTTCAAAAGATAGTCAGCCATTTCCTCTCGTGGCGGATAATCGGTATAACTATCCACCATTTCTAGTGTTAAGCCGTTATGTATAGCCGCATAGCTGACAATAGCGTCTTTATCGAGGTCAGAAGTAGCCACTATTTCGTGGCTTACCCCTAATCTTTCAAGTGCTTTTGCTTGCGCCCCTATCCCTGAAAAAAGTTCGTTGACTTTAATCATTTTTCAACCTCACAGGCAAAACAAGCATTGTATAGTTGTCACCATCAAGAACTGCGGGTTTTGTTGCTCCGCTCATAAAGATTTTCACCTTGTCATCATCAATGGCTTTCAATGCGTCGAGCATATATTTTGCGTTAAACCCAATTTCGCACTTTTCGCCGATAATTTCAGCTTCAATATCATCATCAAGCTTGCCGAATTGCGTTGCGATATGTACTTTAATGCTGTTGCCCTCAAATTCGCAACGTACAGGGCTTTTAATGCGGTCATTGACTAACAGTTGACATCTTTCAAGGGCGGAAACAAATGCCCCTCTATGAGCCGTTATTTCGCTTGTATGCTTGTTCGGGATTGAGCCTTTATAATTATGGAATTCGCCCTCGAGCAACCTTGTGAAGATTTTGTAATCTCCGATTTCGAAAATTGCTGAATTACGAGTGTAACCGATTGAACAATTGCCGCTTGCGAGCCTTGCGACTTCTGACAATGCTCTTGCAGGAACAACGATTTTGAAATCTGAACAGTTTACTTTCTCGGAGCGTAATGAGAGCCTGTAACCGTCTATGCCGACAACGTTCAGATTCCCACCGCTTGCCTCGAATAATAACCCTGTAAGTATTGGCTTGACATCATTTGTCGCAACCGCAAAAATGGTCTGATTTATCATCCCTTTTAGCGTGCCACCGTCGATTGTAACTTTCTCACCGTCAACGTTCGGAATGTTCGGGAATTCCTCAACAGCTTGACAAGGCATTGACATTGTTGTTTTGCCGCATTTGATAGTGATTTCATTTTCAACCGAAATTTCGATTTCATCTTTCGGCATTTTGTTGATGATTGCCGATAAAAGTTTCGGCTGTGCTAGGAATTTGCCGCTTTCCATTGTTTCGGCTGAAATAATCGTTGTTATACCGATTTCAAGGTCATATGCGGTGAGCTTTAATTCACCGCTTGACAACTCGAATAAAACACTTCCAAGCGCAGGTATTGTCGGCTTTAATGCAACCGCTTTCCCGACGGTATCAAGAGCCTGCTTGATTTCTGATTTTGATATTTTAAAATTCATTTTAACCTCCTAAAATAAGCACATTTGCTCATTGCTGATTGTGAAGCTGTGAATGTGTGAATGTCTAAGCTGGGCTGCTTAAAATAATGTTGTCTGTGCTCTGAATGCTTCAAGTCTTTCGGTTGCTTTATCAAAATATTCTTTGTCTAACTCGCTACCGATAAAATCGAAGCCCATTTGATGACAAGCTATAAGGCTTGATGCACTGCCAACGTGAGTATCTAAAATTTTGTCACCCTCTTTTGCATAGTTTTTCAAAAGCCAACGATATAAAGCAACTGGCTTTTGTGTGGGGTGGATGCGGTTGCCCTCTTGACTTCTTGCTTCATAAATTTTCGCTGGTGTTTTGCAATTCGTCCACGCATACTCACACCTTGCAAAACTCGGCATAAATTGACGTTTATCCCAAATTATAAAATACTCTGTTTTGGGTAAATCGAAATTGTTACCGCCCCATATGATTTGTCCTTTGCTAACTCTGAAAAGTTCTGTAAAGTATTCTTGTGTCGGCGGTTCGTTGTTCCAATTCTTTCCCTTATCGCCAAAACACCTAATCTTTTTTGAATTTCCGCCATCGTTTTTCTTATATCTGCCCAATCCATACGGTGGGTCAACAATAGCCAACTCAAAATAGTTGTCGGGGAATTGTGCCATCAAATCCATACAATCCATATTGTATAGTTTGTTTAGCTCTAACATTATTTCTCCTTTCCTCTTAACATTAAAACGGAACGCCGTCATCTGATAGTATTTCCTCAAAATCTGATATATCACCGATTGCCACGCTTGCATTTTGCTCTTTTGGCGCCGTTCCTGACTTCCCTTGTGCAGCTTCACCCGTGAATGATACGCTGTCAACGTAAACCTCGGTGACATAATGCTTTGAGCCGTTTTTATCCTCATATGTTCTTGTGCGGAGATTGCCGACAATTGCTATCATTTTGCCCTTGCCGAAATACTTTGAGATAAATTCAGCTTGGGTTTTCCACGCAACGCAGGAAATGAAATCCGCTTTCTTTTCTTCGCCTTTTTTGGCGAAAGATTGTTCAACGGCAAGTGTAAAAGATAATACCGCCGTGCCGCTTTGTGTCTGCTTCAATTCAAGTTCCTGTGTAATTCTGCCCATTAAGATAACGTTGTTGAGTGCCATTATAATTCTCCTTTATATCCCTCAACGATTGTTGAGATATTCAAATTTTTACATTCGGTTGTTACTTCGTCCAATACAAGAGCCATTTCGGCGGTTGAATAGACTGACGTGCCGTAATAGGTTAATACGTTGGTGCAACACTCAATTTTGCTTGTATCGGTTTCGCAAAACCAACCGATTCCTTTTGCGTTCCAGTTTGATACAAAGCGTTCAACGGCTTTGTCCTGTATGCAAAGTATGTCAAATTGTCCTTTTCCCTTGATAAAGCCACAATAAACTTCGTCTTTTGTCGAGCCTATTTTTTCAGCTATTCGCTGACATAATACCCACATATACGCATTTTGGTCTAATGTCCTTTTGCGTTTCGGCTTTGAGATTTCAGCGTAATATGTTTCGTTTTCGTCAAGTTCGTTTAAAAGCTGCTTAATGGCTGTATTACTGTCTTTATCGACTTCAAGAGTTAAGATATTGCTATGTGTCCGAAAGTCCGTTGTTAGCCTTGCGCCCTTGAATTTAAAGCACCCTATCATAAATAAGACTTCCCGATAAGTTGACGGAATTGCTCTGTGGTATGCCCTAAATCTTCGTATGCTTGCTGTGCCGCCTGTTTTAGCATCATGTCGTTATCGTGCCCGTCCTTGCCGTGTACGGCGGTATTGCTCCCTGTATGGCAAGTATGGCAAAGGTAACAAGTAAAACCCTCTCTGTCGCTAATTTTGCGGTTAGCCCCAAAATAAATATGATGATATTCAAGGCTTTGTGTTGAACCACATATCAGGCATTCTTTTTCGTTTTGCAAGATACTATTTGCCATTAGATTTCCTCTTTTCTAAAAGAGATTTCAGCGTTGTTTCAAGGCTGTCAAGCTGATTTTCTGCAACGTGGATAATGTCATCTGCCCCGCAAGCCTTTTGATATAAAGATTTCAGCTTGTCCGCATTATTGCTGACGCACTCGCAAGCCATTTCCTGTATGTGCTGACGCTGTTCGTCAATCTTGCGTGCGTGGTCTGCATTTGATAACGGCTTTTTTTCGGGAAGACTATTCGTGAAATCGCTGTCTTTGGTGTCATCAATTGCAAAAAGTCCGTTGAGCGCATATTTTCTTGCATATGAGGAGCACGCTCCTGTTACTTGTGAGCCGTCCATTCCTTTTTTGCTTTCTTCTTCCCTTGCAAAAGAGGTGTTAGAAATTTCTCCGTCGCCCTCAAAGTCTTTAAGAATAACGCTTGCCTTGATGTAATATCTTTCGCCGATTCGCTCGAGGCTGTCAGATATGTACAAAGTGCATTTATGTTTCAATAGCAGCGGCTTTAACGCTTCGAGAATGTCCTCACAATTGCGATAATTGTACTTTCCAAAATCATTCCGTTGCGCTTTTGGTGCTTTCAGTTCACTCTGGATTAGCGTGAGTTTTTCATAGATTGACATTCAAAAACCTCCCTATTTTATCTGTATGTTAGCCTTTTCAACAAGTTCTGCCCCGTCTATCACTTCGCCGCTTTCGATAGCTTTTTTAATAGCCGTCTTGTCTGCTGTTGGCTCTGCAAATTTAAGATAGTCGCTTGGTATCTTGCTGACGTCTGATACTTCAACCGATTTCGACTTGCGATATGTGCAGTTGACTTTTACAGTTTTAAATGTTTCTCCCTGCAAAATTAAGTCAAGGTAATTTTTCAAGCTTTCCGCCTTGTTTTCAGCTTGCTTTTGCTTTACAGCAAATGCCATTTTTTCGGCTTTGTATTGCTCGGCATCCGAAATTAGATTTTTATGCCAAAGGGCGATATTTTCAATCTTAGCCGATTTGTCAATCTGCAACTGTTCGAATTTTTCAAAGTCCTCAATTTCCCCAGTTTCAAGGTTAATGCAGTTTTCAATTTCTGCAATGATTTCGTATAACTTAGCCATAGATTTCCTCCCCATATTCGTCCTTGATTTCTTCAAGCTGTTCTGCTGTGATATATTCCATCAAAATATCCGCAAGCCCTGTATTAACTGTGCTGTCTATAAAACATTCCCAACATACAGACATTTCGCCATCTGCTGTTTTGCAATTGTAACGCTTGTCTGTTTCGTCACCACAGTTATTACATTCTTTTTGCTGAATGTATCGTGAACACTTCGGGCAATCTCGAAAACATTCAACATCCCTATCGTGTTGGCAAGTCATTACTTTCTTCCCTCTAAAACCTTGTAATAGACGTTGTCACCGTTGACAAGTCCTAACTTCAAATTTCGATTAAAGCACTCGGCTTTTTCATCTTCGTTCTGCTTTTCAGTTTTGTAAAACTTGCATCCGTCACAGCATATTGACTTCAGGGCATTGCAACCGCCGTCACAGTATGCAAAACAATCTTTTTTAAACATTTTCTTTTCCACCTTTCAATTCTTCGATTTCTTTTTTCAGCTCGCCAATTTCGTAATCTTTTGTACGCACGGTGAATTGCAAGTCCGATATTACTGTTGCAAGTGATTCAAGAACCGTTCTCATTGCTTTATCGTCCATCTTATTTCCTCTCATTCCATATTTCTTTGGCGGTTTCAATGTCTGCAAATCGCAATGTACGAGGCTCACAAGCGCATTCTTTGTTAATGCACGCTATTGCATATACGTCTTTTCCGAACGCTATTGTCTGCACGATTTCAGGCTTTCTGCCGCAGAACGGGCAAGGCGTTAGTTCTTCTTTCATTTTCTTTTTCCCCTATCTTATAGCGGCAATAAAATTCCCGTTTCTGCCACGCCGTTTCTTTTCGACTTTTTCCATCTCCTCACAAATATAGTTGTAAAAAGCCTTTTGTTTTGCAACTCCTGCCTTGTCTGCTTTGCGTTTCGCCGCTTGCTCTTGGTATTGAGGGCATTTATCGTGGTAAGCTCCGCAGCCTTGACGAGGGCAACCAACGCAACAATTAACAGCAGTAATCATATTTCCCACGCTTTCCATTTGATGTTGTTCCGTTTGCAATAGGCTTTGCGGATAGTTCTGTCAAATAGCCACATTAGCCCGCAAGGAATAAGAAAAGAGCCGAACGTAACGATTATGAACGCTAACAAGTAAATTCCATTATCCATTTTTAACATCCTCAAATTCTTTTATGATTTGTTCACATTCTTTTTTGAGTTCTTTTACTAATCCAATCAAATCATAATCTGTTGTAAACCGTTCATCTTTCCAATGCGGACGTACCGTGTGAAATATAGGATTTCCCACACCACATTTAAGTTTAAGTTCCCCTTTGCTTCGTTCGTCAATAACTAGCAGCCCATAATCTTTAACACGTTCTCGGCTTTCTAACGCTCTTTTTTCTTTCCCTAATTTTTTTATTAGCAAATCGATTTCCGTTAATCTGTCCATTTTTAACACTCCTCAAAAAATCTTTCAAACACGTCGCCACGATATGCCAGTCTGCTCTGACAGGCTTTTTAAAAGCTCTGAAGCCTCTTTCGATATCCTCACAAGATTGTTGCACTCTGCATTTTTCAATTTTGATTTTTAGTTTTCCATAGCTTGCCTACCTTTCAATTTTTAATGCTTTTGCGATAAGTTCAGCTGTTCGCTCCGATTTTCTGCCAGTCTTGCACATAAATGCGTCAATGGTTTTTTTGCTTAACCCTGTCATATTCGCAAGGTCTGTATTCGTTAGGTCTTGCACCGATAGAGCCTGTTTGATTCGCCCTATGAAAAATTTGTAATCGTTAATTTTTATCACCTCGTTTTAAATGTCATATTTTGTCGATAGAAAAAACTTGACAAAAAGAGTAAAAAAATATTATTATGTAAGTACTATCCAACATAATATTTTTAAAAATTTTGCGAATAATAAAATTCGACAATGCCTTCTTTTTTTATTGCCTTTTCCGTCTAATTTTTTCTATGTTTTTATTATACTTGAGATTTTCTCAAGTGTCAACGCATTTCGACAATATAACTTGAGATTTTCTCAAGTTTGTTTATTTTATATAATAAAGGTGGCTTTTGTATGTGTACTTTCGACAAAATATTACTTGAAATGAAAAACAAACACATTTCTCAAAAGTCAATAACCGACTTATTAAGTTTAAATCAATCAATTTTTAGCCAATGGAAAAAGGGCGAAAACATTTCATATTTAAAGCACATCAGCAAAATAGCCGAATTTCTCGAAGTGTCCACCGACTACCTACTCGGAAACGAGCAAAAAGAAAAAAGCCCCCACAATTAAGCTTTCCAAAAATAAATTTAAAAAACTTTTGAAAAACGCTTGACATACTGTTAATAGTATGCTATTATATATACAGAGGGAAACACAAAAAACAAAATGAAAGAGGTTTTGAAGATGAATAAGTATAATGTTGGTGACGTAGTTGTCATTAAAGAAAATCCAAGCAAAACGCACACAATAACAGAGGTCAGGGAAATAACATATAGCGATTCTGGATGGGGATATATTCTAGACCCAATAGACACACCTTGGTATCCGTTCAAAGAAGAATCGATAGAACTATATAAAACTAGCGCAAAAAGTTAATAATTAGCCTGACACCGAGCGGAGCGGTTAATCTCCGACAAATAAACAAAGGAGTAAATTCAATGGGTAAAACATCAAGCCAAGTCAAGCAACGATACAACCAAAAAACATATCGGCTATTCGGGGCGAACATCAGCAAGGAGCTAGCCGAAAGCTTTACAGAGCAATTAAAAAAAGATGGAATTTCCAAAGCTGAATTTATCAGAACGGCGATTGAAAATTATTTTAGAAAATAAAAAATAAGGGTAACAGAAATTAATCTGCTACCCTTTATTTTTATTCGGATATTTCGGCTTTTGAATCCTCCGCCTCGTCTTTAATCTGTAACAATATTTCTTTAATTTTTTTCGGAACTGGCAAGCCTAAATTCGCCGCATTTTCGACAATTGAAATTCCCTCATTCGCAAGATAGAAAAATATAGTCGCCGTGCGTATCATTGTTCCTGAACCGATTACTTGCATATCGATAATATTAGCTACTCCGACAAGTGCGATGATAATAACCTTTTTGCAAATACCTTTGAAGCCGATTTCGCTTGAAAGTGTCTTTTTCGATATGCCAACTAAAACGCCTGTGATGTAGTCAATCACTATAAATGCAATTAACGCCGTTAATGCCCCTGTTAAGTCACCGAAGATAAATCCACATATTGCCCCGCAAGTTGCTGCTACTGTCTGGAAAATTCTGTCCATATTATTCTCCTTATCTGATTTTTGAAACGGCGGAAGCACCAACATACCCCTTGAGGCTGTCAATGTAATACCAACCGTTGACGCACTTGCTTGATGAATAGGTTAACCCGCCCTTTGCCGTTGTGATTGACTTGTTCAAAATGCCCGCTCCCTTGCGAATATTCCACGTTCCGGGCTTGAGCGTGATATACTTAACTTTCGGCGGAATAGGCTTTACAGGCTGAATGGTCTGCTTGTCATACTCGTATAGCTTATACTGTTCAATAATGCTGATGAGTGTCTGTGCATAAGTTGGCGCTGTTGCATATCCCGCCTTTGCGATTGCGTTGCAAGCTGTTTTGTAGTTTGTTGCGGTCAACACGGCTTTGTATCTGCTATTGCTGACAATAAAATTAGTATGGTCGGCTATGCTTTCCGCCCAAGAGTTATAACCACGGAATGCGGCGGTTATCGTGGTGAAATTAACCTTGTCATAACACTCCTGCGTTTTGCTTGAATATCTCTTGCCTTTCCACGTCAACCCCGCCTTAATACCAAACAATGCGTTTGCCTTGATAGTTAATCCCGAATTCCCCCACCCGCTCTCTAATATTGCCTGTGCGATTGTCAGCGACGGAAGAATTTTTCTGTCTGTAATCAGACTTGCGACTTTAGTTATAAACGCTGTTTGTAACAATGTCATATTATCAATCCTTTCTATTTCTTATTTCCAACGTCCGATTGCCGTCGCCGAATATATGAAATTAGTGCCTGCTGCTCTTGAAATCGTGTCTAAAAAGTTTAGTTGACAACTTGAAGCACCGACCGCACTAGCCGATGTTTGCCAGCTTGCACCTGTACCCCATTTGCCCTCTCCTGGCGATACAACTAAATTTACAGTATCAATAAACGGTGCAGGGAAAGCCCAAGTACGATATCCTAAAAATAAACTGCCGTAAGCTGATGTAATTGCTTGGTCTGCTACAGTTTGCTTAATTCTGCATATCATTGTGCCATCGTTGAATTTAGTGTATGTGCCTGCCGCAACGGTGCTATTAATTGTGGTTGTTGATACTGGTAAATATTGCGTACCGTCAAATTGTAATATTTGTCCTGCCGTTGGTGCTGTTGTTGATATAGGCTTGCTTTGTAGCCTAGTTGCATCTTTATTGTCCAATCTGTTAGCATACCCACATAGCGTAGTATCTGTGCGTGTGTCTGTTACTGTATATGTACTGCCCGACTTGACTACCGTTGCAAGCTGTAATTGCCAAACTGTCGCTGTGCGTGTCAATGCGGTTGAACTCGTTATCGCCTTTGAGTAAATTCCGCCTAGAACGGTGTTAAATTCCATAACGATTTTATACGTTCCGTCTATTGCAATAAGCACGTTTTCAGCGACTGTATTTGTGATAATTCCCTGTGAGCCTTGAATTGATATAATGCCATTAGCAATATTCACTCCACCTGTAATGGCTGTTACTTTAAGGCTTGTATCGGTTGCAATGTCTGCCCCTGCATTTAATACAATTCCATTCGACAAAACATTCATCTGCACCGTTCGCCAATCGCTCGCCGTGTATTGATAGTCTGTCGGGTTGCTCTCGTCATAGTCGAAATTTAAAAACTTAATAGCCATATTTTACACTCCTTTTTGTATGATTTTTTGATTTAACTGGTTGATGATTTTCGGCTTGCCCTCGCCAAATTCAAGCGTGATTGACTTCTTGCCGTTCTCGATTTCCTTTGTCGCCCCTTCAATAATGACGTCGGCGGTTACATTCAACGTCTTATCCCGAATTGTGACTTTATCCCCAATAAAAAACAGCTTGTCAAAATTCTCAACGTCTGCCGCCGAGATTTTAAAGCTGTCTGTTTTTTGGTATGGTGTCATTTGCTGTCGAGCATACAAGGCAATATCCGCAACGCTGTCACACGATACATTGAGTTGCATTTCACGTCGGTATATTCCTGCCGCTTGTGCCTCACCTCTTGTTACTGCGATTACTGTTGCGTCTGCTTCAAGATTTCCGCCCGATTTCACCGCATAGAAAACATTTTTTTCGTTGGAGTTTCCGACTTCTCTTTCCATTGAAAGAACGTTGTTTCTGCCTTTTTCAAAGATAATCTGATTTCGGTCACGTTGACTTGCTGAACGGTCTGTCACGTCAATAACATCAAAAATCTGCTTGTTGTTCAGTAAATCAACTTTGACATCATAGCCGATATTGGCATTTTTGCAAAGCTTTTCACATAATTCGTGCAATGGCTCAAGCCTTGACATATAACTGTCATTGGCTATGCCCCTGTTTTTGTTTTCGCCGAGCGTAAATGCGGGTATTTTTCTGTTGTTGTCAATTGGATTGACTATGTTATTTGCTATGTAATGCTTTAAGCACAACTCTGTTGAGCCTTGCACAACATCATAGCCCATTGTGCCTGTGTCCTGTGCGACGTCATAGAGCGTTATACGCTGTGCCAATAATCCTTTGCCGTCCGTGCCTGTTACCGTGTAAACCTCGTCATCAAGGATAACGTCATTGACTATGAGCCAATCTTTATCATAATAGATAAATGTGTTCGGCTCTATTTGGTCAGCAAACAAAGTACCTTTTTTAATCGTCATTGTAAATGTCCCGACTTGCGTTCGAGATTTCTTATAATTGTACGAAATTATGTTTGCAATGTCGCCGATTTTTTGAGATTGATATGAGGCGTTGTACTGGTCATAGTCCCAAGTAATATTGTCATAGCTTGATGGGCAATAGGGCGTCGAGACGGGGCTACTCTCCATTTTTGGTTTTAAAAGCCATATTTGTTCGTCGCAACTGAATCAACACC